TGATGATTAATGTCACACGCTAATCGTAAAAAAGCGTTATTAAAAAAACACGGACTTAAAGGTGTTAACAAACCTAAACGTACACCTAAGCATCCTAAAAAGTCACATGTTGTTTTAGCACAAGAAGGTCATAAATTAAAACTTATTAGATTTGGTCAACAAGGTGTATCAGGTGCAGGTAAGAATCCAAAGTCTGCTGCACAAAAAGCTAGACGTAAATCTTTTAAAGCTAGGCACGCTAAGAATATTAAAAAGGGGAAAATGTCAGCAGCCTATTGGGCTAATAAAACAAAATGGTAAATGTAGTCTGCGCTGTTCCTGAGTGCAGTAACTTACTCCCAAAAGGTCAAAGAAAATTCTGTTCCGACAAATGTAGGCAACTTATTGATAAACGTAAATGGAGAGCTAAGAAGAACGGTGAGGTCTATATCCTTGAGGATAAAAAGACTAACATCAAAGCTAAAGAACCTAAGAAAAAATCTACAGCAAAAGATGGACGTGTATCAGCTAGACGTGGTGATGTTTATGAAAAGTTCGTACAAGATGGACTTGTTAAAGAAGTATTGGAAGATGAGATTACAAGAGATGATGCAGCTAAAATACTTAAAGTATCTAAAGCACAAGTATCAAGATTTCTTGCAGCTTACCAAGAAGATGTAGAATTAGAAAAAGCACAAGCTGATTGGGATGTACCAACAGAAGCTATTGAATCATTAGAATCTTTTAAAGAGTTTAGAAATAGATACTTTCTTACAGAAAAAGGTGTACCTTTTGAAACAGCACCATTCCACGAAAAATGGATTAATGCTTTAAATAAAGCAATAGATGAAGGTGGACAACAAATGATATTGTCACCACCTCGTCATGGTAAAACAGAATTGCTTATACATTTTGCTATATGGCGTATTATGAAAAATCCTAACATAAGAATTATGTGGGTAGGTGGCAACGAAGATATTGCTAAAAACTCTGTGTCATCTGTAATAGATACTTTAGAATCTAACGCAGGACTTAAAGAAGATTTTTGTGGACCAGGTGGTTCGTTTAAACCAAAAACTAGAACAGGTAAGTCTTGGTCACAAAATGGTTTTACAGTATCTACTAGAACAGTACACGGTATAAAGTCACCAACAATGATTGGTATAGGTAAAGGTGGTAAGATACTTTCTCGTGACTGTGACTTAATTATTGCAGACGACATTGAAGACCACGCATCTACAGCACAACCACGTGCTAGGCACAATACAAAAAACTGGTGGACTACAACACTTGCTTCTCGTAAAGAGGAACACACAGCAATTATTGTTATTGGGTCAAGACAGCATCCTGATGACTTGTATAGTTCACTTCTTGAATCAGAAGCATGGGAAACAATAATAGAAGAAGCACATGATTCAAGTTGTAATTTACCTGAGCTAGAAGAAGAAGAGCATGTAGATTGTATGTTGTGGTCAGGATTTAGAACTTACAGATGGTTAATGTCAAGAAAACGTGATGCTATGACTACAGGTGGTTTACAAAGATTTGAAATGGTTTATCAGAATAGACCAGGAGAAGGTGGTGCAAGTATATTTAATTTAGAAGCAATTACTCAATGTATGGATAACAATGCAGTAGTTGGTCAGATACCACAGCATTCTTATTTAGTTGCAGGACTTGACCCTGCTGCATCAGGATATCAAGCTGCATTTTTATGGGCAATACTTGATGATGGTGAAGATGCATTGTTACAAATGGTAGATTTACAAAACAACAAAGGTGGTGGTATTGAAGAAGCATTGCAAGTAATTAAAGACTGGCATCAACAATATAATTTATATCACTGGGTTATTGAAGAAAACAACTTTCAAAAGGCTATTAGACAAGACCCACGTATAAAAGAATACGCAAATAAAAATGGAATTATATTAGAAGGACATGAAACTTACAAAAACAAATGGGATAGTCATTTTGGTGTTACATCATTAGCACCTATGTTTCAGGACAAACTAATAATTTTACCATATGGTAATGCTGAATCTCAGGTCAAAGCAGAAATGTATAGAAAACAATTATCATATTTTTCTGCAAAGAGAAAAAATGTTTATAAATCTGATATAGTTATGGCTAGTTGGTTTCCAATTAAAGTATTACGTAAGTTGCAAAAAGCACACTATTCTGATATAGGAATTGACTACATACCTAGCTATGATGGGTTTGATATAGTAGAATGGAATGACGCTCCATGGAGATAAATGTTAGTTAAAGATATATTAGACAGAACTAGATTCTTAAAAGAAATGCACGATGAGGCTTTGCCTGATAGAGCAAGGTTTCGTGCAATCATCAATGGTGGGGAAAATGGTATAAAAGCATTACTTGGTCAATCAATATCAAGTATGGATGCTGATATGTTACCTGCTCCAAACTTATTACTATCTGCACTAGACAGACTTGCACAAAAAATTGGTAGAGTACCTGCACTAGACGTACATATCACAAACCCTAGAGATAGTGAAAGAAATAAAAAGAAGAAAGATAAGTTGGAACGTATTGTAACTTCTTATGACCAGTTCCAAAAATTAGATTTACAGTTACCACAAGTAGCTAGATGGTTACCAGGATATGGTTTTGCCGTATGGGTTATTACAAGTAAGACTGACCCACAGGGCAATGTTTATCCAGTAGCAGAACTACGTGACCCTTATACAACATTCCCTGGTTATCAAGGTGCTAATCAAATGGCAGAAGAGCTTGTAACTATTAGAAGCATACCTGCTGATGTATTAGTAAGAATGTATCCTGAACTAAAAAGCTATTTTGCTGAAAAAGGTGACGAAGTACAAGAACCATACGGATTTACCACAGGTATATATACAAACTATGGTCAAGAAGGTTCTTGGGAAAATTCTAATGATAATGGTGAAATAGTCGTAGAATACATAAATCCTGAAGGAACATACATAGTTCACGTTGCTTCTAACAAAATTGTTGATTTTGTACCTAATCCACTTAAATCAGGTCCATCCTTTGTATGTGCTAAAAGATATTCTTTTGACCAAATACAAGGACAGTTTGACCAAGTTATAGGTTTGATGGCTGCAATGGCAAAGATTAACGTTATGTCAGTTATTGCTATGGAAGATGCTGTATTTACAGAAACTAACGTAGTTGGTGAAATTGAATCAGGACAATACAGAAAAGGTAGAAATGCTATAAACTACCTATCTCCAGGTTCACAAGTAGTAAAACCTGTTAATAACTTGCCATATCAGTTGTTTGAATCTGTAGGCAGAATAGAAAGACATCTTAGAACTGTTGCAGGTTATCCAGTACAAGACGATTCTATATCACCAAATAGCTTTGTTACTGGTAGAGGACTAGAAGAACTACAAGCAGGTATTGGTGCAATGGTCAATGAATATCATAAAGTTTTACAAAACGCTATACAAGAAATAGATTATAAGAGACTAGAGCTTGATGAGCTATCTTTAAACAAACGTAAACCTCTAGTAGGTACATTACGTGGTTCATCATTTGCAGAGAACTATACACCTTCGTCAGATATTGACGGTAACTTCTTAACAAGACGTAAATATGGTGCTATGGCTACATTTGATGAAGCAGGTAAGGTAATTACTGGATTGCAACTATATCAAGCAGGAATCATAGATAAAGAAACTATGCAACGTGAAATGGATGGTTTAGATAATTTACAGTCTATTAACGAAAGTATTACTAAAGAACGTGCTGAAAAAGTTATGTTTGATTCATTGTTAGCACAAGCTAGTAATGGTGATGATAAAGCATCTATGGCTTTAGTAGAGATATACGCAAATCCAAACAATATTGGAAATATATTAAAGAAGTATTTTACTGCAGAAGACCCTCAACCAAGTCAACAAGAGGCTATGATGGCACAAATGGCAGGAGCTGCACCACAACAAGGTGGACCTCCTCCTGGACCTCAAGAAATATTAAGTTTATTACAAGGTGGTGGATAATGGATTTTGATAGAACTAACAGTAGTTTTCATCAAATAATTATGGGTGAAGATTGGAACATAGATAAATTAGATGTAGCAGAATTATATCTTAATGACCAGTTAGAAGAAAGACATCCTAACGAATGGTTAGATATGGACGGACTTACAATAGTTTATGTTCCTGGATATGGAAGGTTGCAAATGATATGGATTGAGGACGAAAATGACACGAGGAGTTAAAAAAGGTGCATTTGCTATAGATGCACAAAGAGGTGAAGGTTCAGCAGCTAGAGAAGCTGCGCTAAGAGGCGCACCATTACTACCTGAAGATGAGGTACAGGTAAACATGGAAAGACCTGCCGATGCACCACAAACAAACATACAAGCACAAGCACCACAGTTAGGTAATGTATTTGCACCAAGTAATGATGCAACACCTATGATGCAACAAAATCCTGTGTTTGATGAATTTGAAATAGTTGACCCTGGTCAAACTTCTAATACGAATATGATTCTTGCAGCTATAAATGACTTACTGGGAGGCAGTGAAGAAGCAAGCTCTATGATAACATAGCACTATGGCTTTTTACGGATACGAACCCCCTGACCTCGAAGAAAATTTTATAGGTAAGTCTGACGAACGTCAGCAAAAATACAATGCTATTAAACAAACTATAAGACAAAAACCTGAAGTAGGTAATAACCTAGAAGATATTGTAAACAAGTGGGGTAATGTTTTAGGTAAAGACATTATGGTTGGTAGCGCTCTTATGGGCTTTTCATCAATATCACCTGAAATATCTTTATTATTAGAAAGACAAATAGAACTAGAAAAAGAACAGAATAGAAATTTTTGGGAACAGACTAAAGGTGCAGGACGAGGATTAGTTAGAAACTTGTTTGTTGGTTTAGATTCTTTAGCAGAAGCTACAGTTAAAAGACCCTTTCAAGCATCTGCTAGGTCGTTAATAGATAATGGTATGAACGTAAACTTAGCGTATTTACATACATTATCTAACATGATTGGCTTAGATAAACCAGTTATGGAATTAGCTTTAGGTGGAGAGAAGTATGCAAACTTCAGACAAGATTACGAAACAGCTAAGAAAAACCTAGGTCCTACAACAGCAGGGTATGCTATCCAAGAAATGGCTAAAGGTAATAGAGTAAACCTAGGTAGAGGATACTTTGGTAATTCGACACTAGCTAGAGATACTGATATATATAAAGAACTATCTCAAACTATCAAAGACCCTAGACAATTAGCAGCTATAGAAAAAACTATACAAGCACAATTAGGTTTAG